ATAATCAGCCATCGGGAGATTACCATAAGTTCCTGCTAGCAATGGAGATCCACCACTACCACCACCCTTAAACATATCCATCAATCCAAACTGCTTGGCTAGGTTAGACATAAGAGCTAGCTGTTGACCACGTGTTTCATTCTTTTGTTTGTTCAATGCCAACTGATTAGACTGTCCAGCCGTAGCGGCGCGAGTCATCGAGTCCGTAGCTTGTGCTTGCTTATCGGCTAGCATAGCTTGGAGTTGAACCTCACGTGGACCATACTGGCTATTACGACCAGCCGCAGCATCTTTACGTGCTAACGTCTGACGTAGTTGTTGGGCATACGGGCTGTTCTGTCCATACATCTGACTAAGTTGGGTGATCTGGTCTTGTAGGGCGGTGTTCATGCTATTAGCCCCAGAAAGACCTTTATTAGCTTGTGAAGCAGCCCAGATCTGACCTAGACCTCCTGCAATGTCCCCAAAGTTAATCCCATTAGATGGGGCTTGAGGAGAACCCACAAAGTCGTTAGACCTCGCGTAGTCCGAGAACATACCACCAAGTTGACCACCTAACATAGAACCTCCCTGTCCACCCATAAGACCACCCGCCAAACCACCTATATTCCCAAAATTACCCCGACCAGCTTGGATACCAGCATTAATCATTGAGCCCGGAATACCACCAAAAGCACTTAGAGCGGTTCCAGCAGCACCTGTGTAATCATCCTTTTGAACCGCATTAAACAGGCTACTACCTAGGTTGTAAGCTTTACCCAAAGGGGTTAGGCTAGCTGCAGCAAACAAACCCTTACCTACTGGGGAAGAAGCAAAATCCCCGAAGCCATAAGAACCAGCATTACCAGCGTAATCCCCAGTGTTTGTAGGAAGACCCGTAGATGGTTTCTGTCCCCATAGATTACTTAGGTTCCAAGCACCGGGAGTTTGATAACCTGCACCACCAAAATCATACCCAAAAGGATTGTGGTTAACCTCGTTGTTATTCTGGTTTTGTTCTGGGCTAAGGCCCCCACCCATAGTAGCACTATTCTCATTATTGCTATCATAAGTGTTACCCCCTAGTGTTCCCACATCAGGGAAGTCGTCATCATTTGTAGTTGCCATAAACGTCCCTTAGATTACTTGATAAGTAAATGTGAAATACATTGGTTGGTTTGTTAAATCCACCGCTACGTATACCAGCTTTGCTCTATCGTTAGCCGTGTCAGCAGCTATAGCAGCCGCTTGTCCAGCAATACCACTAGCAGCAGCCACTCCCGCACAATCCTCAATAGCTCCGAAGTTACTAGCCACAGGAAGGGTAATTCCAAGCTCTGTAGCGCCCGCAGCAGTGGGATCTATGTCCACCCTACCACTTACCGTTACCGTGCTTCCTACGCGCATGTACTGGCATTGGTACGCAGTACTAGCAGTGAGGTTGGTAACATTGGTTAACGTCGGGGTGTATGTACTGCCCACTAACGTAGTTACTGTCGTAGCCTCAGCACTAGAGATATGGTAAGCTCCTGTGCCCAATACCCCTGTTAAGAGGTTATGAGCCTTGGCTTGGAGATCTGCTATTGAGCTACCCGCCTTGTCTACAAGACTCCATGAAACAGAGCCCGCAGTAGAGAGTAGTGTGTACAGATCTTGATACCAAGCCACCCAAGCAAAAGAACCATTATCAGCCCTAACCGGAGGTGGTGGAAGTGTTGCTGCCATTATTGAGCACCCTTATTAATATCAACCTCAAATCCCTCTAGACGAAGTAGGTAAGGTTGATTGTATGTAAAACTGAATGCTCTCCGCCTAAAAGAACCCAACTGTGTGATCATAGGATAATCATTATCGAAAGATAGATCACGACTGGTGGACCATGTTTGATAATCATCATCCGTCCATTGAACTTGCAATGTATTACCAGCACCAGCAGAATCAGGAATATCTCCTATAATAGAGAGTCTGTGCATAAACTTACGATTCATACTGTCATAGTCATATTTAGGAGTAACAATTTGACATACAAATGCTACACCAGCATCCGTATGGTTATCCTCACTAATTGTATAGACAACCCCCGTAGAGGAGTTTAGAAGATAGGCTTGACCATTTGGTCCATCGGCAGCATGGCTACCTATAAAGGATGTTCCACTCGTAGCACCAGAGTACCACTCACTCCACATCTTCACATCAAAGTCGTAGACTAATGTGAAATTAGTTAACGTAAGGATGTATAACTTATGTCCTGAGACACGAATACAATGTCCTACCACTGAACTAAGGGTAGCTCCTTCTGCTCTGAAGATAGAACGTATAGCTACTGTGCCTATCTCTGCTTCTTTAAAGCCATCTACAGACCATACGGTATGTCCACCATTAGCTGTCTCTCCTACTAGGATTACTTCTTTGTCTGTTGATACCACTGAAGCTGGGGCAACAGTACCAAACTGTTGAACCGCTGCATCATGTCTAGCCAAAGGAGAGGCTGTAGCATTAGCTGCGTCATATAGGTATTCGAGACTGTTGGAGCCGATAGCATAGATATAGTTGTTGTTCTTAGTTAAGGCTACGATAGTATCTGGGAACATCTCTGCAGATAGGAAGTCACCTGCTGTCCAAAGCGTAGGATCATCTAGGTTGCTGTTGTAAACATCTTGTGTGTTTAGTTTAGCAAGGAATAGATAACCATCCATGAACACGGGCATTGGTACGTGAGGTGTTGGGAAGTCTGCGTCGGTAATCTCGGTAGGAGCGGTGACGGCATCCACAAAGGTATATCCTTTAGTACCATCTACCATCACTAGACTAACCACACCTGAGGAGTTTACAAACTCCGTGAAGCCTACTTGACCAGTTGTAGTGGTGAGGGTATACAACAACGAGCCGTTGCTATATACCTTACTACCAGTAACCGTAATTATGTAACCAGTGCCACTAATAACCCAGTAGTAAGCTCCTCTAGCAACTCCTGCTGCCGTTGTGTAGGCTTGTGCTAGTCCCGGACGAGACTTAACAAAGACCTTCTTATTTTCCTTCTCTGGATTAGCAAAAACATCTACGATCATGTTAACTAACCTAGCATCCTTACTGACATCACTACCTGTACGATGTAAGGGGTTAATCACAAAATCGTGGCGCTCAGTGTCGTACGTAGAGACAACGGGGTTCTTAGTGTACGCCACTTAGTACCGCCTTCCTGTCCAATCTGGCATCAAGGAGATAGAGCCCTCTTCCGTACCGAACGACATAGCCATTTGGTGGAAGTACTCTGCTTCTTTTTGAATCACTTGTCTATCCTGCAAAGGGATACCGAACTCACCAGACAACCTCCAAGCCAGTCCATAGATCAAAGCCTCTGTCCAATACGGAGGGAAGTCAAACGTATCTGTAGAAGTAGTCATATCTTCAAATGGACTCTGGTATACAATCGTTATGGTTGTGTCAGCATCCGAGGGAGTGGGCCACAGTTTAATAGTTCCGTAGAGACTAAAAGGTTGGTAGAAGATGTTAACGGGTTCACCCGCAGTTGCATTAACTGGGAGCAAGTTGTAGTCATAGTGGTTATATACCAGCAAGGGTACGTTAACAGCACCAGAAGATTCAATACGGTATGCTTGGATGATCTTAAGGGGCATCGCTGTGTTCAGCGTCTGTCCCACCCCGATGTTGTACGTAGACGTATTAGCCACGGTAGTGAACGTATATTCATCTATAGACCACAAGGGCATACCATCCGCGTGGAACCCTTTGATCATAGCATTGAGGGCTTCCGATGCATCACTAATTTGACTAGTGCTGGCGGTTCCACCACTAGGTAGGACAGCTAATTTACGTAGTGCACTACTGATAACCGAATTACGGTTGAGTTCCCATGTGGTAGTTCCTGATGTTGCCATCTTATTTCCTCATCAAATTAGTAACAATACGACTTCCAAATAGGAAACCAAAAGCAATGTTAGCAGCCTCCAGTGCTAGAGCTTGAACACTCTTGTCTACAGGAATAAAAAGAGACCCTATACCCACAGCTATAACCGCAAGAGCCCCTAGATAGCGGGCAGATGCCCTAAGATCTACCACCCATTGGGAGGGTGACCCGGCTGGTTTGTCTAGCTCGGCTAGGGCTTTAATTTTCTCAATCTCGTTGCTATCTAGTTTGATTTGTTCATCTACGGTAGTAGCACGCACCCCACCAAACCAACGAGCACCTGCTTGTTTGAGACCTTCAATAGCTACAGGAACTAGTGAGGCAAGGATTGTTTCAATGATCATTGTTTGTCTACCTTGTGGTCTAACTTATCTGAAATATTAATTAACATAGATTTAAGTTCTGTGATACCCTCACGAAACTCATTCTTTGGGATATACAACTTGGGAATTTCCTCCCTAAGTTTAGCAAGATCCGATTTAAGTTCTTGTACGGCGTTCCATATTGTTTTAGCCCACCAACCAATGGCTGTGAAACCTAAACCAATACCTAGGTTGATGACGGCTTGGAGATCCATATTTATACCCTAATTTCTATCATAACCGTTCAACTTTGAACAGATTACCATTAGCATACAAGGTAGCATTAAGAGATGTGCCTGCAAGACTAGAAGTGCATGTTGCTGATATCGTAGCAGTCAGTCCAGATTTTGAAAACGTCACGGTGAATTGACTTACACGATTGGTAATTGATGCTTCAGTAAGGGCCGCTGCCCCTGCAACAATTGACCATTCCCCGTACGCCGCTCCAGACCCCACACCACCATTTAATCCATTGCAGTAGATACGAACATTACAGGCACCAAATGCAGCAAAGGTCAGTTTGAACAAGTCAAGCGAGATAGCACCTACAGTGTTGCTGGTTTTCGCATTCCCGGCTTTGCGCTCGTCTACATCACGGTCAACTACTATTGAATTATTGAGTGGCTGTAGATTCGCTCCCAGTGCCGTCTCCCCTCCCATGTTGTTATGCCCCAAATTCCAGTTTGTATAGGCAATTGCTCCAGTGTTAGACATGCTAACCGGGATGTCACAATTAGCGTCGAACTGGCATCCACTGATATC